AAAAAAAAGACAGCTGGTGTTCACTAAAGGTGCAAACCAACCACGATCAACCACCCTGTCCGGCAACATCCACCGGCTCTATGCCCAGCTGTAAAATTATCTCCTCGTCTCTTTGATCCGCTCCTTCAACTGTTGGTTGAGTTGAGCGTTGTTCCTTGTGCCGATCTCGGCGGCCTCTAGGTCGTTGCGCTTTGCGTTGTGGTCGGCGAGCAGAGCCTTCGCTTTGTTCTTCCACCACTCCCGTCGGCGTGCGTCTTCCTTGATTGCCTCGGCTCTCTCTTGCTCCTCCTTACTCAGCTCCTTACCACCATTGAAGCTCTCCTCCAGCTGCTTGTAGTTGGGTGGGTGTTTCATCTGCCAATAGCTGACACGTTTCCCCTCAAATAATCGACAGGCAAAGTCGATCCACTCTTCCTCCCCGTACTTCTTCATCGATTCCTTCCCGCCAACTCCTTTAGCCATAACTCCACATCTCTCACTCTATACCGAAGAAGCCTCGAGTTGATTCTTATCGGCTTCAATTCTTTGATCTCAGCCACACAGCGGGGGGTGATCCGCAGGAGCTTTGCCACTTCCGCTCTCGTACAATATTTATCATTGCTAATCATTTCCCTGTCCATCTTCTATTAAAAATTCCCCCGAACACCACTAGCGCGGGTCGGGGTTTAGCGGGTAGGTTGCAGCCCAGCATTTGTCCTAAACAGCATAGCGTCTGCCTTTCTAACAGACGGGTTGTGGTTAGTATTAAATGTCCCGCTAAAATCATTGCAACTAGTTCGCCAGCTGTTTCTTTTTCTCGTTCAGCCACGCTTCGTGTTTCGGTTGGTACGCATCCTCGAATCTAATTTTGTTTCGCACGAAAACCAGATCGACCTCGCCTTGTCGACCCGCTCGGTTCTTCCCGATGGCCAGCTTGAGCAGCATATTCGGGCCGTCCATCATCGCGGGGTCGTCGATGTAAAGGAAGGCCACCAAATCACTGTCCTGCTCGATGCTCCCCGATTCTCTCAAATCCGACAGGCGTGGCCTCCTTGCCTCACCCTCGATACCTCGGTTCAGCTGGGCCAACCCGATGACCGGAACCTTCAGCTCCATCGCCATCTGCTTTAGCTCGGCGGTGATGTTGCCAACTTGGACGTGTCGCTGCGCTCGTCGATCCTCGGCAGCTGGCTTAATGAGTTGGATGTAATCGACGACAATCAATTTCACCCCGTTGTCCTTGACCAAGCGGCGAGCGTTGCTGCGAATCTGGGAGACAGTGAGGTTGCCGTTGTCGATGATGTGAATGGGTGCGGCCTTTAGCTTTGGAACCCACTGCGCTGCTTGGCTCATAACGCGAAGGCGGTTGCTTGGCTCTTGCACCCCGCCGTTAATCACATCGCCGATTAGGTTTGTGTCGGACAGCGAACAGAGCATCCGCAGATTCAGCTCGTCTTGCGTCATCTCGTAGCTGAAGAACGCGACCGGCGTGCCTTCCATCACCAGCTTCTCGGCAATGTTGCCAGCCAGCGCAGACTTACCAACGGCTGGACGTGCCGCGATGGTGATGAGCTGGCCACCACGAAGACCCCCGACGATTCGGTCAACAGCTGGGAAGCCGGTGGAGATACCCACCCTGCCCCCTTTGTGTGCCTCCTCCAGCGTGTCAACGATTCGATGGAATGACTCGGCGCGGGTGTCCTCTTTTGTGGAAACCTTTTCGGACAGCGCGAACATTGCCGACTCGGCCTTGGCTACCAGCTCCTCGATGCTCTCGCACGTCGCCGCACTTTGAGCCAGCTCTAGGCCAGTCTCTTGTGCCACCCTCGCCTTGCGTTTCTCGTCGCAGACCTCGGCCCAGTACGGCCAGTTCACCACAGACGGACACGCTGACTCAGCCTCCATCCAGTCGCCGACTGTTGCAGTGTCGCTACCAGCGTGAGCCAGCGTGTCCAGTTTTATGGGTATGCCNTTTGCCCCCAGTTCCTCTAGCTTCTTCCACATTTTTCGGCACTGAGTGTCGTGGAAGAAATCGTCGCTCACGCCAGCGGCGTAGATGTCGTCGAATTTGCCTTGAATAGCTGCACCCAGTAGGCCCAGCTCGGCGTTACGGTCGTTCGGTATGGTTGGTATTAGGTTCATTAGAATTAGAATTGTGGCGGTGATGTTCATTCGTATGTCGCGGCGTCCATAGCGTAGCGAGCGTCTTCAGCTGACATCCGCTTCTTGCCGCGACTTGCGACGCACGGGGCAGCTGCCTTGTTCTTCGTCCACCACCGGAACATAGCCTTCCAGTTTTGGAGCGGCTCCCCCTTCGACATCCAACCCCGCTCCGAGTAGGTGTCATAAAATTCATCTACGATTGCCTCCGCTCCCACCGTCACAGCGTGAGCCGCGACCTCTTCCCGTGTCGGAGGTTTTGCTTCGAGGGTTTGAGCCTTCCTTTCCCCCTCTCCACTACTACTACTACTACCTACTAGGTATGGAGTATCGATATCGATACACTTTGTATCGATATCGATACTCTTTGTATCAATATCGATACCCTCAAGTTTAGCCTTTTTTATCGCATTGTTGACACTCCCACGGGTGATGTTCAGCAGCTTTGCAACCTCGGCTCTGGTGTGCAGAGGGTGGTTCATTGCCACAGCGACGGTCATTTTCGTGGACACCGAAAGGCTGGACGCCATCACCTCGTCGGGGATGCTGAGAGTCACTCCACCACCTCCTCGCGTTCGAGCACACTGGCAACCAGATCGCTGCGTCGTATGATGTTGAGGAAATCTTCCCCCGTCAGCGTGACCAGAAACCCGTGGCGTTTCTTTGTGTGAGCCACCACGGGTATTTTGCCAGCTGGAGCATCGACTGAGGCTTGGGTCATAGAAGGCCATATTGATAGCCTCTCGACGTTTTTCACCTCGAAGTGTAGGGAGGGGAGCTGCGGACAGTTTACGTCCGCAGAACCCTCCGGACATTTACCGCTGAATTGTTGCGTGCGGTATGCCGTGTGGAACCCAAAGTCNCGCAANAGATCGCGCCACAAACGCTCCCCTCGCTTGCCCTTTTCTCGCTGCGCCTTACCCATTGTTGTGGATCATCTTGGCGTTGACCGCTGGATTGAACTTGTTGGTCAGCTGCCAGATCGCGCAACTTGCCTTGAACACCTTCCACGCATTGGCTATCTCCGACCGAGTCCACACCTTGGTGATTGGGTAGCACGGTGATTGCGAACACAGCACCACGCTCATCACTTGCTGTATGCGTGGAGGCTTATTGTCCCAGCTGGCATTCTTGTATGCTGCCAACTGCCACCCCCAACTGTCGTAGAAGTTNGGTTTNAGTTCGCCCTTGGCGTTGGTTTTCTTAACATCTTGCGTCTTGTAATCGAGCAGCGTCAGCTTGCCATCAACGATGGCGAGTCCNTCCACTTGGCCAGCGTAGCCCAGCTTCTCGTTGACGCAGACAAACTCTGTCCCAACAAACGAAACNTTATGGTCACGAGTCCACTCGATATAATATTTCACAAACGGCTTGACCTCGTCGTAGCTGGAGTCGAGGTAGCCGGTGACGTTAAGCTCGTCGATGGCAGCGTGAAACAGCGACCCAAATGCACGGGCGTCCACCATTTTCTTCTGTGCCAGCTGGAGCATCCTGCCCTCGTACTCGGACACCGCCTCACCCTCACTGATGGGGTTGGCGACACACGCTTTCAGCATTTGATTCTGCTTCCAGCGGTCGAGCGATAGGTTGGCCACAACCTTCGTGATTGTGGTGACACTGGGAAAGAGTCCCAGCGTCCGAGCGTCTGCCTTCGTGGTGTTCCTCTTCCCACTGCCGTCTTTCTTGTCAACAGTGTGAAGGGGGCGACCATCGGGGTAATACCAATGGCCACCACCATCTTGGTTCAGCTCGCGTTGTTGCGGTTGAGCTGAGAGGAACATATCAGAAAGGTGCGACCTCGTTGTAGGTTTGATAATCCTTCGCCACGAACGCCTTGCTCGCATCCTCCAGCGGGGTGCAAACGTCGAGGTTGGCGTAGGTTTTGCCGTTAGACTCGTTGTGCGTGAACATCAGCGTAGCTGCACGCCCGACCACCGCCGCCTCGAAATCCTCCTTCGTGGCGAAATCCTTCGTCGTGTCAACCTCCCAGCCCTTCAGCCGCTTGTGCAGCGATGCACTCTCGTTGGCGATTGACTGCGGCACGTTGTGCCAGTCCCAGTAGACGCAGTTCACCTCGGAGCCGTCCTCTTTGGTGGCCGTCTTGTCCGTTTGAAAAACCAGAATGATCCGGTTTTTTGTGTCACCTTCCACCATTCGTGTGAATGGGTCGCCGGTTTTCTTGTTGTGTGTAACCACTTCGACACACACGCCGTTAGCCAACCCTTTCGGGTGTGGCTCAAATCCCCCTTTGGCGGGGGCTTCCGTTGCAGATAGAAACATAATATTTAGTTTTCCTTTTCTGTTGTTGTTATCGTGTTTTCTGTTTCCGCACTCGCGGATAGAAATTTTCTGAGCATTTCACCGACACCCATTGCCAGCTCTTGCACCGTGCCGTGGTTGTCGAGTGTGTGGTCGTAGTGGCGGTAGCTGTCCATCTCCACCTCGGTGGAATGACCGTCCCTCGTACCCGCCACATCCCTCTCGACACGCACCATCGCGCCGCCCATATCGCGCACCCAGTCTCCTTCGTTGGGGAAGCGCACGTCAGTGATGAACAGCACGTCCACCACTCGGCGCATCACTCGGATTTCCTCGGCCATCTGATTGATCCAATAATCAGCTCCAAAATATTGCCGCCGAAATTCTGTACCCCACCACTGGAGGACGGGACGAAACTGCGACTTGTTTGCCTCGACGAACGTCTCCGGCATACCCGTTGCCGCAGCTACCTCACGCTTGAGGGGGTCGGCGAACGCCACACGCCCCGCTTGACCGTCCACCAGATCACGGGCGATCGAGAAAACGGTGTCCTTACCGGCTCGTTTTTTTCCTGCTAGTCCGAAAATTTTCATTTAGGTATTCCTCGATAATCCGTGTGGCCAATGCCCCTAGCTTGAGGCCGCGCTCGGCACACAAACGCTTGAGCGCAGCGTGGGATTTGCTGCCGATAACCACGGTGCTTGTCTGTTGTTGGTTCATTCTTCTCGGGTGGGCCTCACCTTTGGCAAAAAAAGATTATTGAAGTACAATATCGGGTGGGCCTCACCTTGGGTAAAAAAA